TTGTTTCACGGCACTTGGTTATAGGTGAAAATAAATAAGTTATAGCTTGTTTTGTAATAAGTTAATACTTACTTTTAAGGAATGGAATTTAAAGAGATTAAACGCAGGTATAACATTAATAATGAAGATATATCTAAATTCTTTGGATATAAGAATAAATCCTCTTATCAAAATTCAAATAAAAAAGGATGGATAGAGAACGGAATTGTTGAATTATTTAAAAAGTTTAAGGATGCTCAGTAAAGAAGAAATAATAAGCAACAGCATATCCACAAAGGAGCCCGTGAAATGTGGTGTTTATTTTTTGATAGGATTGAATAAAAAAATAGTTTATATCGGTGTTTCTCAAGACCTGCATAAGAGGTTGAGAAAACATATGGCAAATCCAGAACTCAGATTTTGCAGGTACTTTTTTATTGAATATAAAAGCTTTAAGGATGCGATGCGTGATGAAATTCTATACATCAATCAATACAAGCCTTTTTACAACATAGATTATAATCCAACAGCTATTGAAGAAATGAACCATGCTATTGAATTAGAGCCCGGCAACCTTCAAATAAAAACACTTCTTTCAGGCAGGAAAACCCTATGCAGGAATGAAGTAATTGGGGTGTTGTTTAGAAATGGAGTGGAAACGAAATTATATAAAAGAGGCTCCGTAAATTCCAGAGAAGTAAGGGAAATGAGGCAGGCGGTATGTTATGCAATTAATGATTACTAATATCTAAAATCAAAATCATTCCCATTCACTTATAAAGGGGCGCAATTCTTTAAAGTGAATTACAGGGAGGTTAATTTTTAAAGTATGGAAGCAAGTGAATTAAGAATAGGGAATTTACTCGTAAAAGATGGAATTGTAGTGACTATTGATGGTCGGTCAATTTTTGATATGTGGTCTTTAGATCATGAAGATAAATACCAACCCATCCCTTTAAATGAAGAATGGTTATTGAGGCTCGGTTTTAGCGATAAGGAATACAAAAAAGGATATACAGGAATTACTTTTAAAGGTGGAGGAATGTATTTGGATTTTCCATTACATAAGCCTTTAGAAAAAGGGCCGTGGAATGAAAATTTTACATTTGATCTTCCAAATCATAGGTATGTAGATATACCATACATACACCAACTCCAAAACCTATACTTTGCCCTCACAGGAAAAGAACTTGAAATTAAAGAATTGGTTAGCAAAGAGGATATTCAGAAGCTAAAAGATATATTCATTCCTAAAGACCTTCAGTAATTATGGAAGCAACAGACAATTTAACAATACAGTTTAATTTATTATTGAATCAAGTGAATGGCTTAATTCACAAGTTGTTTATACAGGGCATCGGTCAAGAGAATATAATTATAAGCATTCCAGAGCACCTAATAAATTATCTTCAAGAGGAAATGTTAGCCACTCAATCTAAAGCCTTAAAAATAGAAGATATGAGGTTATCCGGGTGCAAGGTCCAGTATGCCTATGAGAATAAAATAACCGTATTCAATAAATCAAGGCATTTGAATAAATCAGAATATTATCAAATTGAATTACTATGACAAGTAAAGAAAAAGCAATTAGCATATTAAAGGATTTGCAGCTTCAAATAGAAAATTCCAATCAAATTGATGTGGAATTAGAGATTACTCACGGATATGAAGACCATGAGTTCAATGAAACTATTAAATAGATTCCTATGACAGACCTAGAAAAAATACTCGATGCCACCTCAAACAGAACCCTAGATATAAAAGATCTTTCCAATAAACAGCTTAACGAGTTGTATTATAAAATCAAAGAGGAAATGAATAAGAGGGCCCTGGAATTAGAAAAAGATAAACACGGGCTTTATGTAAAGGCTCCCAATTATAATAGTGTTGTCAAGGAAATAGAGAATAAATGTACATACGATTCAAAAGCCAGAATAATTTACAGATGCAGGAAAACGGGTCAATTCTTTGAAGCGGATAAAATCACTCCAATAAAAGATGAGGACCTGCCAAAAGATTTTAAATAGATGGTTGTAGCCTTCTAAATCGCTGATCCGTTTGGATTAGTTCAAGCTCCTTTCGAGGGGCTTTTTCTTTTTATTAACACCCTTCCAAAATAAAAGTTAAAAATATTTTACGGCTTATTTAGAATCATTCTAAATAATGTGTATATTAGCCGTTGAATGAACTGGTTACACTCCCTCCGAAACTGGACATACGAACGCTTCTCCGATGGGCAAGTGTGGTATTCTGTCGGCAATGGTGACAAGAGTTGGGAATTAGGCGATAAGCTGCAAACCCTCTTAGAAAACCCCGTTACATTCACCTGCACCGATCTTTTAGCAGATCTATTTTGCCAGTTCAAACCCCTCATAAACGGTAAAGAGAATGACAACCACCCGGTTGTTAAGCTGTTGAATAATCCTAATGATTTTCAATCCAAGCAAGATTTACTCAAAGAATTTATATTTTTTAAACAGGCTGAAGGCTGGGTATATCAGTACCCCGTTAAACTCCCTGGAATAAAGAACGTGGAGAAAATCTACAATTTGAACCCCGGTAAAGTGAGTTATGCCAAAGACTTTCCTACAAGATTGATCTTTGAGAGTGCCACTTTAAAAGAGGTAAAGCAAAGGCAGTTCAAATATGAAGAGGCCCACCAAAAAAAGACGTTTGACATTCAGGATATCATTCCATTCTTTGATATTGCCAACGGACTTTCAGACGATTTTCTGTTAAAGTCACCTTCCAGATTAAAGACCGTTCAAAAGCAGATCCGGAATATTAACGCTGCGATGGATGCCAAGTATAAAGGGATCACTAAAACAGGTCGTTTTATTGTTTCAGGAAGTCAGAAGGGTACGAACATCTCAAGACCGATGGACCCGAATGACAAGCAGGCGATTGAAACTAACTTTTCCAAGTATGGCCTTACCAATATCAAAGGTGACATTATAGCCACCAATTCCCATGTAGAGGTCCACGATTTAAGCATTGCCTTGAAGAATTTAGGACTTGATGAGAGTATGTTAAGCGATGCGATGTTTATCATTAACGTATTCAGGGTACCATTGGACCTTTTCATTCTTTCCCTATCTGGTTCCACCTATGAAAATCAAAAATCCGCTATTGTACGATACATTCAAACCAGTGTGCAAAAGCATATTGATGACTATTGCAATAGTTTAAACTCATTCTTTGGATTAGGGCAAGGCGAACAATTAACCGGCAGCCTCGATCATTTAAGCGTAATGCAGTATATCGAGGAAATGAAGGCGAATAAAGCGTTAAAGGTAAGTACTGCGATTCGCAACCTTACCAACACCGGAATAGATGTTAATCAGTTCCTGGAAAGTCAGGGCATAAGTATAACAAACGATGGCTAAACTACTATTAAGAATCTGGCAATGGTTAAAGAGTAGGTTTCAAAATGAATGTCAACCTACCAACAGACAAGAAAGAAGGTCCTTGCAAAGAAAAAGAGGGTTAAGATCCTTTGCTGCAAAGTTTTCAGGAATTAGAAGATACACCCCGGCTCCTGCAATTTATTACACGTTTGGAACCCCGATGTGGATGTTAAAATATTAGGTATGGACAAGAAAGAGATAGAACGCCTCAAGCGTGAAAAAACGGAGAAAGTGAACAACAATCAAATCATTAGGAAAAATGAGCAAAATAGAGATTCCAGAGTTCGGAAGTAAAAAAGAGCTTTTCAAGTTCCTTATTGAGAACAAAAGCATCCTTATAGCTCAAAAAAAAGCCGCTGTAAAGTTTGCAGATGGTTTTATGTATTCCAATCCCGTTATTCAGATCAAAGACCAGGCACACAAAGCCGGGGCAATTGATGTAAATGAGGTGAATGAGATCAAAGTAAAGGCCATTGTGAATACTACTAATTGGATGGATTCACATATGGATGTTCATTTACCCGGTTTATGGAATAAATCCCTTCAGGAAAACAAATTCATTATGCACGTGCAAGAGCATAAAAGCTATGAATTTGACAAGATAATTGCTGAAGGTGAAGATTTGAAAGCTTACACAAAATCCTACACCTGGAAAGAACTTGGGTTCAATCTGGAAGGAAAGACAGAGGGGTTAACCTTTGATTCTACAGTTAAAAAGGAACGCAACCCGTATATGTTCAATCAGTATGCTAAAGGGTATGTGAAAAATCATTCTGTAGGAATGAGATATGTGAAAGTGGTAATGGGTATAAATGATGAGGATTACCCGGAGCATAAAGAAATATGGGATAAATACTATCCTGAAATTATCAATAAGGATGCAGCCGATACCAGGGGGTATTTTTTCGCAGTGAAAGAAGCTCAAGTAATTGAAGGTTCAGCCGTTCCTATGGGAAGCAATATAGTAACACCTACTCTTTCTGTAGGTAAAGATAATGGAGCCGGGAAAACCACTCCAGATAATGACGAAGCCGCCGCAAA